GGGTAGGCTGTTGGCCATGAATCCCGATCTGTCGCCGGCGTTGAAGTGGCACCCGATCAAGTTCAAAGCCATCGGCGACGATGGGGCCGCGTTGTGGCCGGGCCGGTACAGTCTGGAGCAGTTGCGGTCCATCGAACAAGAGTTCACTATGCAAGGGGCAAGTTACCTCTGGTCGTGCCTCTATCAGCAGGAGCCACGCGGCGATCCGTCGGCGTGCGAGTGGCCGGACGAATACTTCACCGGACTTTTTTACGACAATCTGCCCGAGCAGCCGTACCGCCTGAAGATCATGGCCCTCGATCCGTCGATGGGCAAAAACGCCAAGACGGGCGACTATCCAGCCCTGTTGCACGTCTTGATGGATTGCGGCAACCCGCCGCAACTCTGGGTGGACGATGCGTTCATGCGGGTGGTGCCGCTGCCGATGGTCGAGGCGATGGGCGTGGCGTGGTTACAAGAGAAAAAGCCCGATTCGTTTGCCATCGAGGTCAACGGGTTCCAAGAGCGGGTGGCGGCCGACATCATCCGCATGGCCGGCGGGAAAGGGTTGACGGTTCCCGTGTCGCCCCACGTCGATACGGAGGACAAGGAGGTTCGGATTCGGATGGAGGTGGGGCCGCTGTTGGCGCAGCACCAACTCCACTTCCGCAACACGCCGGCCAACCGGCTGGTGGTCAAGCAGTTGCAAGAGTTTCCCACGGGGGTGCATGACGACGGCCCGGACGCGCTGGCCATCGCCGTGCGCGAGTTCAAGCGGCTGTTGCACGGTAGACGGGGGCCGCCGGCGGCGGTGAGGTATAGAGGGTGAAAAATACGCGGCTTGGTGGGGCGCGGCAGGGCGAGGAACGGCTTGGCCTGGCGCGGCGGGGCCCGGCTCGGCAAGGCAAGGTTTTTTGTTTTGACAACTCACGGGAGAACTAACAATATGGCGAGTGAACCCGAATTAAAAATCCCCGCGTGCGGAGTCTGCGGCGGCAACGTCTACCGCACACTTCGCACCTGGACCCTGCAAGACGGCACGATCCGCCGCACGCGGCTCTGTGTTCTGTGCGAAGAGTGGGCCTACGAATCCTCCGAAATTCCCGAAAAGGTGCCTGGGGCGGTTTTGGAGAGAATCGCCCGGGCAGTCGAAAATCCGCCCCGAAATCCACCCGAAACTAGCACTAATGCGAACTCGGGCGGTTCGGACTTGACACAAAGCGGACAAACCCGCACAGTTACCGCGAAGGCCGGCGGGCGGGTTCCCCCGTGGAAACGCACCCGGCTGCCGACGGCGCAACCAAACCGAAAGGACTGAAAACGATGTCCCGTGCCTTTGGAGCTTCCGAAACGCTGTTAAGCGGCCCCGATCTCGTGTCGGTCACAGCCACCGCCGGCGGCAAGTCGCTGGCCACACTGCTGGGCAAGGCCGTCGTCGGCTCCCTGACGCGACTGGCCCTCTACCCTTCGGCCACCGGCATCTATTGGGCCAGCGGGGCGGCATCGGGAAGTTCGGCTCCGTTGCCGGCAGGTGGGATCGACCTACCGATCCGCAAGTCTGAGGCGGACCTACTCACGTTCTACGGCGCCACCATCGGAATGACGGTGATACAAATTGGCTAAAACGCCCTCCACGAAACGACGCCGCACGCCAGCCGTACCGATGGCCGTGCGGCAACTCCGCGAGCAGGTGGAAACCCAGCGGCTCCGCCTGGAGCAGACGCGGCTTGACCGGCAGCTCCGCCTCTCCGAATCCGTTACCGATTCGATCTATGGCACGCCGGTCCCGCTGGAGCAGCTCTACACCTATCGCGGCCAGTCGATCACGCCGATCTGGTTCCGCGATCCGTACCAGGCGAAGGGCGCGACGCTCCGGCTGGTGATCGACTACGACCGCAGCCGCAACCTGGCCCGCTACGCCTACGAGACCAACCCGAACGCCCAGGCGGTGATAAACGGTCTGGCTGCCTACGTGGTGGCGTCGGGCTATGACGTGGTGGTCACTCCGAAAAAGCGGCGGGGGAAGCAGGAAGCAGCAAGCATAGCCGGCGAAGAGGCCGACCCCGCCGCCGTTGAGTCCGAGCAGGCCCAGGCGATTATCGACGAGTTTGTCGAGGTCAACGAATTGAAGGAGGCGGCCGATGGGTGCCCCATTTATGATGAAGCGTTTACCCGGTCGCACGTCGATGGTGAGTGCCTGGTTAGACTCTTCCCTGACGAGGAGGGAATTGAGACTACTCGCTGTCGATTCATCGAACCCGACAATATCCGTCCGCCGCTCGGAGCAAATTGGGAAGGTCCGTGGAGTTTCGGGATTCTGACCTCCGGCGATCCGGCCCGCAGCGATTACGGGCAGAATCTGGCGTGGGACACGCAAACCGTGCGGGCCTACAACGTCAACTACCCGCTGGTGAATCGGGACGAACAGGTCTTGCCCCAATTCATGTTCCACCTGAAGAGCAACGTCAAAAAGAATCAGAAGCGGGGCATTTCGTCGTTGTATTCGACGGACGAAGATTTGCGGGGCACCCAGAAACTCCGTTACGCGGCCCGCGAGGGTGCGAAGATTCGGGCCAGCATCCCCTATGTGCGGGAGCATCAGCAGGCCGACCTGGCGGCATTGCAGAGTTTGCAGGAAAGTCTCGTTACGGCCACGGTCCCGCGAACCGACCAGTGGGCCAACCAGCACGATGTCAACGTCCAGCAGATCGAACCCGGCAGCGTGGTGGACATTCCCGAATCGCTCAAGATGAATAGCCCGCCGGCCGATCCGAACGCGGACGCGGTGGAGCAGAACCTCAAGCACGGCGTCGAAACCATCGCGGCCCGATTCAACGCCCCGGCGTGGCTGGTGGGCGGGGCGTCGAATGACAGCAGCTACGCGGCCAGTTTGACCAGCGAATCGCCGTTTTTGCGTGTTGTGCTGAAGCAGCAGGCGAAGCAGGTGGGTTATTGGAAGGCGATATTCAAGGCCGTGCTGGAAATCGCCATCGAACAAAGGCGGCTGGCGGAAGGGGCATTGGAACGGTTGAGCATCGTCGTCAAGGCCCAAAATCCGCAGGCCCGGAACAAACTTGAGGAAAGCCAAACCAACAAGCTTTTGCACGACGAAGGGGTTATCAGCCTGCAAACGTGGACGGCCGACAGCGGGAACGACTTCGACGAAGAGCAGGCCGAACGGCGGGAAGAGGAAACGTCGGGCATTGTGCCGGAGAAGGTGTTGGTGTTGCCGCCGTGGTTGGGTGGACCGAATGGACAGCAGCCGCCGGGCAAGCAGCCGAAAACCATCGGCGGCTTGCGGCAACGGGAAGAGGGCGTACGGGAGCAAGCGGGCTACGCCGAGGCGGCCGTGGCGGGGTACGCGATTGGGTTGGCGGAAGCGGCAGGGTGGGATGAATCCAAGCATCCACGCGGGCAGCCGGAAAACGCGGGGGAGTTTGCGAAGAGCGGGGGCAGCGGGGAAGTAAAAAAAGGTACGAAAATTCGTGATACAAAGACAGGCGTCACATATACGATTGAAGAGATTATACAGCCAAAAGGCGGACAAGTAGCATGGATCGAAGGCATCAATAGGGGCGGCGGAAGAATCACGATTCAACCGGAGGAATTGGGGAACCGTTATGAGGTAAAAACCGGAGAAGAAATACCCGTTGCATCCGCTCCTAGCCTTGATCGCGCGAACCCCGCCGATGTTTCCAGTGCTTCCGAACTGAAGGCCGGCGAAACTTTCCGCATGAAAGGCGATGATACGGATTGGACAGTCGAATCAGTGCGAAGTCAGACCAGAAAAGTTACCGTACCAATCGACGATACCGATCCTGAATCTGCGGACCAAGAGGAAACATACCGGATTGTGACCGTGCAAGCCGTGAATCCGTGGGCACAGAAAGCAAAGTTCACATTCGGAGGCTTGGAAGCGTTTCTGAGAGAACGCAGAGAACTGCAAACAGCATAAAGGAAGTCACCCCGGGGCTAACCGCCCGATGAACAATTTACCTAGCAACGCTCCCCGACGCTGGCCGGCGAAGGGATAGCGGGGCGCAGCGACAAGGCAATCCGGTGCCGGAATCACCGCGATTGCTTTTTTGTTGCGCCTGCTGGAAACAACGCTATGACACTCGCTATCAAACATCCTGGATTCACCGGACGCCGCACCAGCGGTCGGCAAGTCCCCGGTCG